CTGACCTCTACCTAGTGCATTAACACCAGCTACGATAGTAGGTTTAACAATATCCTTTGGTAGACGTGGTATCTTTCCAGTCTTTTGGAATTGATTAAGTATTCTATTTAGATATGGAAGTAAGAACTCAGTAGTAAGAAGACTGAATAGTCCACCTAACTGTTGCTCTAACTCCATCTGTGTGAGGCGTACCTCTTCAGCTGTTGTTCGTTCACTTTGTCTAACTTGCATAACTAAGAACGCTTCATTAAGACGACGTTCTAGTTGTTGCATCATCTGGAATGCAGTACCGAAGTCTGCACTCTTACCTACCTGTACGACTCCAATGTCATCAGGTCTACCTTGCACGATTGCGCCGTTCCCTGCGTTAGCAAGGGTACTTGGTTTAGTCGTAGAGCTAGGTGATACTGTAAATACAACCTTTGCAGCCGCTGCACTACCTTCCACTAGGGCTTGAGATAATGCATCTAATGATTTTAAGTCGCCAATAAACTGACCGACTCTTCCCCGTCCGTAATCCTCTCCATCTACTGAATTAAATCTCAATGGAATCCAAGGTGATATATCAACAGGGGCTTTCCCGTAGGATTTTTCTAGTATTTTACCATGTACTTCCTGATGCCAGACGTATCTGTTGTTGTCTCGTGTGATGTGGGTGTAGATATCGCACTCCTCAACACTATCATCAGAGCCATCAACTACTGTGTCGTACTGTTGTAGTACATCCTCTGGTAGCTGGTCTTCTATTAACTTTTTAGCAATAGTTTCTTTCGTGATTATTTCGATCACATTGCCGTCACCATCTCGTTCTACAACGTAGCGGTTAAGCGGATAAACTTTCAGACCATCCTTACCCATAAAGATAAGTGCATTACCTGCTACAACTAAATGTAGAAGGGCTTCATGCACAACAACACGATCATTGGAAGCTGCGATAGCCTCCAAGATAGTGCGTTCAATCTTTGCAAAAGATAAGTCTAGTTCTGATTTAACCTGTGGACCAAATTCCTGACCAAGTTGACTTTCATCTACCTGCAACTTGAAAAAGCTGGTTTGTACAGGGAGCATAGCTTGCATAAGTTTTGCTGCTAATGTCACTGCACCTTTTGCCCCAACTGATTGCCAAGGTGTAGGAAGATGTCTCATCCCCTTGGTGTATTGATCCTTTAAGATTAAATATGGAAGAGTTAATTCTGACGCTTGTTCTGCTTCGTCTAGAAACTGGGTACGTTCGCTTGATAAATAATCATACCTAGTTTTTGCTGTCATTTTATTTAAGTTGCGTTAACTGTTGATGTAGTTGCACCTGTTCCAAAGTTATCTTTAAACCATGAACCCATGCCTTGTAGTTGATCCAATGGATTGTAGGCAGACATTACACCACCTGGATTTAGACCACCGTAACCATACTGACTGCCGCCACCATAGCCACCACGTCCACCACCCATGACAGACATAAGCATCATAAACTTCATAAAGTCATCCATGCCACTACCTTTGTTTTGGTTTTGTTTAGCCCACCATGCATCTAAGTCAGCTACAGTTAAACCACCTGGAGTAGTAGTACCTCCACCATCACTACCTCCACCAGTCTGATCTTTAATGGTATTCGCAATTGCGTTCTTAGTAACGTTACTGTCATACCCTGTGTACGTACGATCTAGACCAACATCAGCATTAAGAGCTTGTAAATCACCCATTAAACTTTGTGTTGCACGTTCACCGCCGATACCGGCGTCATACTTACCTATCCAAGCTGGTCTATCGAGTGTATAAGATTTGTCATTAAATGCATTTGCATTAATTTGTGCGTCAAGAGATAGGTTTGGGTTTACCCCACCAACCCACCTTTCAGTAGTGTTGATACCTGCAGCGAGGTCGTCAGCCTTTCTTTTTGCGTACTGCTGGCCTTCATGTGACCATCCGAGGTGCCCTCCTAAATCCTCTGCCTTTAAAGTACCAGCTTTAATTTGATCACCCCAATATTTATGTCCTTCTGAAGCTGCATCACCTCCTAAAAATTCGTTATATTTTTTGTTAACAAAATCTTTGACAGCTTGGTCGTTTGTAATATCTAAAGTCATTTTAAGTGTCCTGTTTAATTCGGTTATTAATCCAGTCAACAACTGAGCGTTGACCAGATCTGTACATAATTGTTTCCAAAGAATCCTCTGGAGATGGAGTTACTTGTGGGTAGATATCCTCTAACTCCGAGAGGATTGACTCTAAGTTTGGTCCAAGTATGGACTCAAGAGTATTGGGGGAGATTGACATTGCTATGTTCAAAGAAGGCTGGCATTCTTGCTGACTTAGTTTCGGAAAGCTCTGGAGCTTTTCCTTCATACATAAGTCGATCACTGGTATCCAGCCAGAATTTTTTGCTTAAATATTTATCGCCATAGGTATTCTTACCTAGTGGCTCCATGATCCAGTTAATTGTGGCCTTCCTAAGTTTGTCCAGAGAACTACTACTGCGTAGACCCATATCAGCACATACGAGAGAGTTAGTGGCAACGTGTATTTGCTCGTCGCGACTGATGTCGGCGCTGACAGTCCTAAGACCAGCATTGCCGTTAAAACGAAAGAAGGGAAGAAGTACGAAAAATATTGCACGTTCTATTACTAATGCTTTGGTTATCATGTGATCAGGGTGCGCTTCCCAGGCATCCCTTAGTAAGAAAGCTTCTTTCTCTGCTTTCTCATCAACGCCTATAGCGTCAGTTATATAGCCAAGAGCGAGGTCATGTTTAATCTCATCCTTGACGTTAGATTCTAAGAGTTTCCTCGCAGATTCGGGAACCTCTTTTTTAAGTGATTCTGCAATGAAGTCGCCAACTGGTAACTCCATGTGGCGTATTGCGAGAGCACGGTAGATGGTTTCCTCTGCTCCCTCTTTAAGTTTACCTTCTGTAGGTCGGACTGGTGTCCATGTTCTCTTTCTATTGAGTAACTTTTCATATAGATTCATTCTTGACAATCGCATTGGGGTTCGTTGTTTAGAATCCCTTGCAAATAGTCTTGGACTTCGTTCTCGTCTAAAGCTGCATATGCACTTGACTTATCCTGAACATCGCCCATAACTTGCAGACTATAATAGAGGGATGTTTGGGGACTATTTAGCCACTCTTCAACGAACTGTTCGTCGTAGGTTACAACATCACTCCAA